CAATTACCAGAAGAACAAGTCTCAAAACCAACACCGCAAGCAGTTTCACACTCACGAATTAAATCTTCATCAACACTGCCGTCGCAGTCATTATCTTGTCCGTCACACTCATCAGCAGGGACTGGGCCGCATTTGTCGCACTCATTGCGCTGACCCTCGTCTACTCTTGAGTCACAATCATTATCTTCATAATCACAAACTTCTTCGTTGGGGAAGGGTGCATCGCAATCTATGATCTGTTGGTCAACACAGAATCCCCAACCCGTACCACATTCACTTTCGCAGAGAAACCTACCCTCGTCTACCCTATCATCGCAGTCATTATCTTCTCCATCACAGGATTCATCCTGACAAGGCCGACAAGGGCCGTGAATCAAATTTCCTTTATTGCAAACAACTCTCTGTTTGCCAAACCGACCATCAGCCAACTCACAGTCAAACCACTGAGTTTGATTAATCTCTGTGTTAGGGGGACACTCGAAAGCCAGTTCACACTCTTCTCTTCGAATAATTTGAGGAGGAGGACAACCTTCATCAAAGCCAAAATCACAAGGTTGGCTAGTTTCGTCACACACAGAAACAGTGACTCTTGATCTATGAATCTGGTTATCCGGACGAGGTGGGCAATACCATTGCTGCTGTTCACAACACTGTGGATTACACCTACAATAAAGTTCGAAATCTGAAGGATCCTCGTCTCCTTCGCACTCACTAGTGAAGCCTACCTCGCTCACTGGTGGTAAGTCTGTGCCTGCCGTGCTCAAAGGAGTAAAAACATCAATTGGCACAGACCCAGCAGAAGACTCTTCAATTGGTAATTCAGGAGGAATTGCTAGGCTTGGTTCACCTGCCGCTTGAACTTGAGCGTATTCAGATGATGCCGTCTTATCATTACAAGATAACAATGAAAATAAAATTAATATTGCTAAGTACTTCACTTCTTACTCCAAGTCATACTTTTTTCTATACGCCTTAACAGAAAAAGGGAAATGCTTTTCTGCTATTTTCAAACAGGCTTTCGCAACTTGTTGAATTTCCCACTGTGCTCCTTCGTGTACACGCAAAGAAACAAACTTTAAAAGGTTGTGTAAATTTACCGTGCCATAATATTGAGTATATAAATTTTGAGGCAACACACCTCTTGCTTGCTCTCTACAGACCCCTGCTTTTAGCATTGAATCAAAAAGTTTTACACATTCTCTGTGATGTGCAGATACTAAATTTGAAGCCGTTGAAGATACAGGCCATCCGGCCCTGTTGTATTCCAACAAAGGGTCGTTTGTTTCATCAGTGCTTGCCTGACGATTAGACTTGTGTTGTGTCCTAAAACTTTGTGGCTCGTAGAACTGTAAGTCAACACTAGTATATCTCCTGCTAATCTCATTGTAAGCCCAAGTTCTATGCCTGTGGTGTTGGCTTCTAATAAAAAGAGGTACCACAAACTTCATAGTTATAGCACAGTGCTCAAAAGGGCTTGTATGATTGTGATTCATAAGATAGTTAATTAACTTAACATCTTTATCGTCCACCGCTTCCTTCTCTACATTAAAAGAAACGCGAGCAGCATTGACAACAGAGAGGTCTGTTCCCATGTGAGATATGTATTCAACTGACCCAATACCGTCTTCAAAAATATCAATTTTCATCTAAGCCCCTAAAAATACCCATAACATAGTTTTCCAATATAAAATAGTGAACCTTATCTTTTAAGACTACTTCTTCAATCATAGTCTTATCAACCACAATTACATTGTTTTCGGGGAGAGAAGTAGTTTTCAATCTTTGAAAAACAGTTGCACAGTCTGGCGCTACCTTCACCACTGTTGCTAATATATATCTATCTTCTTCTGGTTTAAAATCTTCTGGTAGTAGTACAGGGGAATCAGGCTCCCCCTTATTAAAATGTGGTACAATCGTTATGTGACGATTGACTGGATTTAACGCACGCAAAAACCTAGACATGAATCCTCCTTTCTTTATAGCATAGACAATTATATCATCAATGTCAAATGGTTTTATACAAATTTAACTTCGCATGCTCCACCAGAGCAAGCGACTTCGCCGGATAAATTAGTGTTATCCTCTACTTCGGATACCTTTGTGAGATCTACTTCCTTTAAAGATTCCATCAATACATCATAGGTTTCTTTTGAACAATCCTCAAAGGGCGCTTGTGTGTAAGTGCCACCATCATATGGCAACACAGACAAGCCGTTATAAGAACTTCTATTTTCCCACATCCACTCACCAACGTCAGCCCACTCAGCATCTTTAATAGATATTGTAGCGGACACATTGTGTGTGTTTTGGCCTTTCCTGAAACCAGGCTTTATCCAATTTTGAGTAACATGATCAACTCTCTTTAATAATTGAAGAGCAGACTCTGTTCTATATATGGCACCCTCTGGGGACTTCTGAGGAACAGAAATAACCGCCGTCGTATGAGGGCTAAAGTACTCGTCTTCAACCAACTCAGGGTGATTTTCAATTAAATAATTATAAATTGATTCGTTTTTACCCACCCTAAGACGTCTAATATAAAAATCATTGTGCCATGCATGGATTCCAGAACTGGTTCCAAGAACCAAGGATGTTGTTCCTGCTGGTTTGACGCAAGTTGTTCTTGCTGCTGGTCGTATGTTTATTAAATCTGCGACTCTTTTGTTTTCATTCTTAACTGCATTCGCTGCCGACTTCATATCAAGTTCTAAGACCTTACCAGAAGCGATACCGGTCATACTGACGCCGATAAGGGCATCTTTTTCAGTGGTTCTACGCCACACATCTCGAAGGTAATGAAAATCAGTGTAACTAGCCTGCAACGTACCAATAAAAGTTGCTGCTTTTACTCTTTCCTCTAAGTCTTCTTGACTTTCCAAGTTTGAAACATTTACTTCCGTTAAGTTACAAAATTGATACGGACGAAGACCAATCTCACAACACGGATTCGTGCCCCAATCTTTGTCATTGGAAAAATAAAATCCTGGCTCGCCTGCGCCAGATGCCTTTACCCTTTCCCACAACCCCATGAAATATTCTTTATCTATTTTATGTCTCAACAAAACAACAGAATTATTTGCGCGGCCTCTTTGAGGGTTTTTCTCCCACCAATTACCAGACTTTGCAGATATCATATCGTTATCGTCTGCTGAGAAAAGGGATATCAAGGCTGCTCGTCGAATACCACCAGCCAAGACTGCATCGGCTATGTGACAGACCATATCATGAACTTCGATTGGAATAAGTTTATCTCCATCTTCTTTTTGAGATAACAATCCCTCTAACTTAACCAAGCATTCGCGAAGCGGTTGAGGTCCTGGTGCTTTACCTCCGGAAGTTATAAGTTGCGCACCCTTTGGTCGAATATCAGAATAATCAAATCTTAGCCTAGAGCCACCAAAAAAATATGACCTTATCAAAGCCTTAACTGCATCAGCCCAGCCTTCAATCGAATCTGCAATAAGAAACCTTCTATTTCTTTTCATGTTAGGCTTTCTTATTTCAGGAAGTTTATCTACGTGATGGTTTTGTACGCTGAAACCTACGCCCGTTCCGCCGAGAAGTAAAAACATCGCCTCGCTAAAAGAACGCCAATCGTCAATCGGCATATAAGCACAATTAAATATTCTATTTGGTGCTACTTCTATTGGCTTTCCCCCGAATTGAAGCGATCTCATAGATGGTAGTACCTTCTTTTCAAAAACAAATTTGTAGTTTTTGATAATCTGAAGTTCTAATTCAGGATACTTCTTGAGATGCATATTCATATTTCTAGTAACCAATTCTTCCCACGTTTCTCTTCGGTTTTCCTCTGCTATATATTTAGCATATTTCATGTGTACAGTGATGTCTGATAAAATGTCATTTGATAAACTCATTCTTTACTCCCCTTATTTTTAAACTTTTTATACTTCTCTGTCAATAAATCCCTTTGTTTTTTTGCCGCGTTCTTTACCACATCTTCCATGTCTTCACTGCTAAGCGGTTGTTCTAAGACTTTTATCTTTACATTGCTTGTGTCCATAAATATTGGATAGATCAATCCATCTGGGCCGTTTCTATTTTTAGCAATAAAAATCCGCCCACCGTTTGTTTGCTTGTCTTCAATAGTTCTCGAAACCGAAAAAATAAAATCTGCAACGAAGCACTTATTGAATGCTTCGGAAATGGATTCCATAGTTATAACCTCGGCATTTAGACCCGACCGATTCGTTTGAGAAGCGGTCCAAATAGGGCACTCATAGATTTGTGAAATACCCCGTAACTCCTCATAAATAGTTTCCAACTGATGTCTTTTCTCGTCTTTTGAGAACTTTTCAGGTTTTATTAGGTCTCCATAATCGACAATAATAAGGTCTGGCTTAAAGTCATGATTCTTCATTTTTTCTAAATGATTTTTAATTGTCTCAACAGTTGCAGATCTAGTTGGATACTCTTTTACAACTAATTTGCCAGGCACTTCTTTAACTTTATCATAGATCTGCTCTTTAAACACACGTAGATCTTTAAGATGATATCCTGTAATTAAACTGTCATATCTGCCAGCAACCACTGTGTCTGCAAGTTCTAATGTGTAATGCACTACATTTTTACCACGCAACAATGCATGAGCACCTAAATGCACTAAAACCATTGACTTTCCTGCACCAGTAGGCGCTATTACTACGCCCAGTTCCCCTGAACCTAAACCACCTTTTGTTAATTTATCAACAGGTGTCCACCCTGTGCTTATCGGATTTCTTGCTTTTAGTTCAAAGCGCCTCTCAAAATCAGCCAAATAATCATAACCTATATCATTACTTGTACCAAGTTTTAGAGCGTCATTAATAACTTTAGCAACTTCATCAAAAGAAGATTTTTTAATTAAATCAACAGACTGAATCATAGCCTCCTTCAATTTCTGTTTTTTGCAGAAATCTAGCGCAGTATCTTTGATATATTCAGTGCCGTCTATTTCATCTTGCTTTGCCAAAATCCTAGCAAAATAATCACGAAGCAACTTTTGAACGGACTCTTGTTCAGAAGTCAAACCAGTTCTCATTATGCTGGTCATTATTTTTTTACTAGGATGCACACCATATTGTTTTTTATATTCTTGAATCTTCTTTACAAAAACTTTTAGATAAGTGAGTTCTAAAAAATTAATATCTAGAACCTCAAATATTTGATCTGCAAATGGCCTATCTTCAAGAATCAAATGACACAGACTTTCTTGAAAAGACTTTCCAAATTTTGAAAAATCTTCTTTTGTTTGAAGCATTAATTAAACCCTATTCCTTCCTGAATCATAGCATTGAATCGTCTAACCAAACAATCTAGGTTTGTGGACATCATCCCGTCAGATGATAGCATTTTCCTAACCTCTGTCATGTTTAGCATTGGCTCATACTCTTCAAATGTTTGATTAATATATAAAGCAGATTGCACCGATATAAGCGGAGTTGCAAGTTGCATTATAGAGTAATTATTACACACTTTCTGATAATCTTCAAGCACTTTGTTATAAATTTTTAATTTAGATTCTTCTATCATTTCCTCAGAATAAATTTTAATATCTGATAGTAGATAATCTTTATCATTCGCTAAAAAAGGAAAAGCCTTAGACACTGTTTTTAATCCAACACCTGGTAATCCATCGATGTTGTCACTTTTATCACCAACCATCGCCCTTGCTAAAGCAAAATTATTAGGATGAATAGAGTGTGTTTCTAAAATACGATTCGTGTTCAACACTTCTTCTTGAGTTGGTCTAAACAACAAAGTTTTTTCATCCAACAACTGAATAAAATCTTTATCACTTGAGACTACAACTTTTTGCCACTCAGAGAAAATAGGCATCGACTTAACATATGATATGACATCATCAGCCTCAACGTTGGGTTCTCTAAATTGAATAATTGGCATTTGATTTACGTATTCAATTGTTCTAAGTTGTTGCCATAATCTATTTTCTTCTACTTCTTCCTGTGACATCTCATTTATCCACCTATTTAAGCGCATCTTGGATTGGCTTTTGAGTTTAGGTGGTTTTCTGCCCATTTTATAATTTTTGTTTTGCGCCCTCCTTTGCGTAGAACCGCCTTCCCCATCCCAAACCACAACAAACAAATCTGGTTTTATTTGATTGCACAATTTGTTCAATGTATGTAAAAAACCCACAGTGCCACCGATTGGAAAACCATTTGGTGTCATAGTGGGATTAACAATATACGAGCGGATAAACTGGTTCTGCGCGTCTATTAACATTAATCTTTTCATATTTACTCCTAAAGAAAACCCCCTATTTCTAGGGGGTTTGTTTGTCTACTCTTCTGTAGAATCTGAACCTTCTGGTTCGTCTGGTTCGTAAAAATCAGACGCATTTCCTGTTCTGTCACTAAATTTCTTAATAACATCTTCGTCCATAATATGAAGAACTCTTTCTTTAAACTTATCATTCTCCAGTTTTGACAGCCAATGTGCTCTTTGAAATTTTTCTTTAGTGCCATCTTCATACACAAGAGCATACCAAGCGCCGGATTGTTCAAGATTTTCTGAAATTTGGATTGCATCAAACCAACTCTCTCTATCTTGAATACCGACATGATCGGTCACATCCCAAAGGATTTTAAAGTTGCAGGTTCGGCCAGTTGAGCCAAAGCGAGACTTTTCAATCTTACACTTCACCTCTGACCCGATCCTAAAACCATTATCATCCAAAACAAAAGATGCCTTTGCTTTGCGACCAGTTAGCCAAATTCTTAACGAGTAAGAATATGGGAGCGTTTTACCGCCAGGAGTCATATAGGGTGTCGTCATTGCTTCGGAAGGGCTCCTTGTGATGTTGGTCTTTAATTGGTTCAACACCAACAAGCAGGCCCCTGCGTTTGCAATTGGTTGCACTAATTTGGGCATACCCTTTGAAAGAATCCTCGCTTTCATAGCCATTGAAGATTGAGGATTGTAGTCCGATTCTATATCGTGCTCAGAGGGCGTGAGAGCAAGCGAATCCCAAATGAATAACCACTTTTCAGGAATCTTTAAAAGATCTTCTATTTGAGCCAGCACACTTTCTACAGAAGTAGCCTGGATATAAACTAGATCGTCTAAAATACATCCGGACCTTTCAAGAAAGTTGGAATCAATTGCTGACTCTGAATCAAAATAGGCTACTCTAAAACCTTTTTCTTGTGCGTTGGCTGCAATTTGAGCCGCCATGAATGATTTACCTGTAGCCTCAAGTCCAGCGATTTCAGTGACCTTTCCCACTGGAATTCCTGCAAGTTTTCCTTTAGCGATAATAGAATCAAGCCAGCGAGAGCCTGTTGAAATCCAATCCTTAACATCCGTTGGATTTTCTTCTTGTAAATCATAAGCAACGCTAACCCCCGCACGTTTATTTAGTTGCGAAATAATGTCTTTTGTCGATATTTTACCAGATTTCAATTTTGTTACCTTATTCATCTTTTATCAACCCAGCAACTCGTTGAACGCCTTTTCCACATCATCTGTGTTACTCTGCTCAACAACCGGCTTTTCACCAAACTTTTCAATCTGCTCAGATTCACCGGACAAATGTCCGTCTAGAATCTGCTGGACTTCATCAGACGTCTTCCTTTCAAAAATAGTATCAAAGTTAGGAATTGTTTCTAGCAACTCTGCACAACGCTCATCACCTCCGACTGCATCATCACATAGAGCAGACTTTCTAGGCCGAGGTCGAATATCTGTAGTGGGGAAAGACGCACCAGGAGCCTTTCCATAAAGTAACTTAAGATCGTTGCCATCCGTAGGGTCTGTAATATCTCCATAATCAGGATCCAAAACAATACCAAGCAACTTCTGATAGGCTAACTTGCCATAGCCCCAAACCCTAACACCTTCAGACTCCTCACCCCGTACCAACACGGGAGAGAAAAATCTCTGCTTGGCAAACATGGTCTTAGCCAAATTCTTGCTATCATCCGAATTTTCATTCCAGAGTTGATTTGCGAAGTCGCACACTGGGCAACTATCGCCAAAATTTCGCTTTGGGCATAAGAAACTTTGACTTCCTACATTGTAGTGAAACCATCTTTCCTTAAAAGGATCTCCATCTGCAGTTGGAACAATACGAATATTATTCTCTCCATCTTCTGGACGCCAGAAGTTCTTCTTCTTTTCGCCCTTGCCCTGTAGGGCATTCATCTTTTGTTTCATCAAATCAATATTTAAAGCCATGTTTTTCTCCTGTTGTTTTTTTGCTCTTTGGCTAAAGCAGGTCAGCAAATTTCCTGACCAACTGAATCTATAATACTAAATGTTTTTTTGTTTGTCAACTATTTTTTTTCTTTCATAATGCCGTTTTTGTCTTGCACAAAATGCATTCCTTTATCAGAATTATGATTTAATTGTTTTACCCAGTAGACTTCCTTAATTTGAGCCCAGTTATTTTTTCTAAGTCTGGTATTTAACACATCAATCTTTGATGATACAAAATCTCTCCTTTCCTTTTCAAGTGCTATGGGGTTAGTAGACGGTGAATTAACCTTCATTAATAACTTAATGCCTTTAGTTGTGCCCATGGCTGTGTCTAAATGCTTTTCCGTCAACTCTAATAAAACCTTCTCTTTTAGTTTGTTTCCGTTTGTAGAAACGGTAGTAATGTTTGTGTTATCTGCTGGATCAAACCACTCATTAAAAGACATCCTTGATGGTTTCTTGTTACCTGGCTTTACTCCCGAAGGCCAGCCTCTTGAGGTTGCTGCGTGAGTCCAATCTGCAAATTCGACCGGCTTAATTATTGATTTTCCTTTACCAGCCTTTTCTCTAATCTTGGTCCTTGTGCCTTTGCTAAGGAATTGTTTCGGGTGAAG